AATTACTGGTACAAATGGTACGGCTACAAAGGTTGTTGACGTTTCAGAACTAAATGGTGCGGCCACAGACCCCAGAGTGTCTATTGTTTCTTGCTGGTGGACACTTAGTTCTCAAACAGATATCGAATGGAACGCCACAGCTAACGTAGTTGCTCTATCTTTGAATGGTAGTGGTAATTACAATGGTGGTTCACAATTCTTACCATCTATTCCAAATAACGCTGGAACAGGTGTGGATGGTGATATTTATTTTGAAAATGACGCTGCTTGCGTTGGAACAATAGTTCTAAGGGTGCGTAAAGTATCAGGTTTCGATAACATAACGTAAGGAAGAAGATATGCGGTTAATTTCTGAACAAATAGAAGACGTAGAGTTTATTACAGAAGAACTTAATGAAGACACTGGAAAGAAATCCTATAAGATTAAGGGTGTTTTCATGCAGTCTGATGTAAAAAACCGTAATGGCCGTGTATATCCCCAAGAAATCCTTGCAAAAGAAGTTGCAAAATACAATAAGAATTTTATCAAGGAAAAACGTGCATTTGGCGAGTTAGGACATCCTGACGGCCCAACTGTTAACCTTGAAAGAGTTTCCCACATGATTACAGATTTGTATCCAGATGGGAAAAATTTCATTGGTGAGGCAAAGATTATGTCCACACCAATGGGAGAAATCGTAAAAAATCTAATGGACGAGGGTGCAAAACTAGGCGTTTCTTCAAGAGGAATGGGTAGTTTGCAATCCAGAGGTGGAACTAACTATGTAAAAGATGATTTTTACCTTGCTACAGCTGCGGATATCGTTGCTGATCCTTCTGCGCCTAATGCGTTTGTAGAGGGAATTATGGAAGGTAAAGAATGGGTTTGGAACAATGGAGCCTTAGTTGAGGAAGAATTGGTTCAAATGCAGAGAGAATTTGATGTGAAACAATCAAAAATGGACGAAAAGCGGAAGGCATTAGCGTTCGCTAAGTTTCTTAAAAGGTTGTAATTTATAAATAAATATTACAGGATAATAAAGGAGATACCCTATGTCCGAATTAGATAAGACAATAGAGGAGCTAGAGGCGGAAGTTCTTTCAGAACTTGAAGAAGCTTCTGAAAAACCTTTGGATGATGGAACAAGTGGTTCCAAAAAAGACTTAGGGTTGGGCTCCAATAACGCCGATGAAGGCGTTGCAAAGGCTAGTGATCCTGCTCCAAATGTTGCAGGCGCTGACAAGGCAGAATCCGTTCCCGGCGAACGTAAAGACGTTGGTGGACAGAAACACGGTGCAAATCATGGTGATGCTGCTTCTGGTGAAGTTACCAGTGGAGGCCCCATGAAACCAAACGGTAAAAAAGATGCTAAGGCATCCACTGCTGCTGATGGTTCTGGTAAAGAAGCTAAAGTTCCAGGCAACAGTATGGATGATCAGGCAATTGGTAAAGCCGCAAGTTCTCAGGCTAAACCAGCAAACGATAAAGACGTAGAACGTCAGGCAAAGGAGGAACCCAAAGTGAAACAAGGTAGTTCTGGTGAAGCATTGCCCGGCGAGAAGAAGAAACTCGCAGCTGGTGATGAAGTCGAACATGACGGCGAAGACCTCGTAGAAAACAAAAAACTCACAAAAGCTCAACATCTTGAGAATATCGCAAAAATGAAAAAGTCAGACATTGAAGAAATGTTGGCCCAACATGCTGCGAAATTGGAAGAAGCAGAAAATGCAGAAACCAAAGAAGCTCTTGAGAAGTTGGAACAAGAAAAGGCAGAGATCGAAGAGAAAATCAAATCGATTAATGTCAAAGAAGACGTTGATGCACTTGTAGAAGGTGAAGAACTTTCTGAGGAATTCAAGGAAAAGGCTTCAACAATATTTGAAGCTGCAGTAAAATCACGGACTCGTGAGGAAATCACTCGTATTGATGATGAACTCAAAGTCGAGGCCGCTGAAAAACTGGAAACTGTCAAAGAAGAACTGACAGAGAAGGTTGACAACTATCTTAATTACGTTGTAGACGAATGGACAAAAGAGAACGAGTTGGCAATTGAACGTGGACTTAAAGGCGAGATTGCAGAAGACTTCATCTCTGGGCTGAAACAGTTGTTTGAAGACCATTATATTGATGTGCCTGATGAAAAGTACGATGTACTTGAGGCACAATCTGAAAAGATCACTGAACTAGAAAATAAACTTAACGAAGAGATTCAAAAGAATATTGAATCCAAAGAAGTTAAGGACGTTTTGGTTCGGGAATCGGCTATAGTAGAAGTTTCTGAAGACTTGGCCGATACAGAAGTTGAAAAGTTTCGTACATTGGTACAGGACGTTGAGTTTTCCGATGAAGAGTCCTTCAAAGAAAAACTTAACACACTCAAGGAAAGTTATTTCCCAAGAGTTAGTCAGTCTAATGAAGGAACAGCACTTGATGATGAAGATGGTGGCACCGCACAGGACATTGATACGACAGATGCAATGAAGGCGTATATGTCGGCAATCAGTCGTAACAAAGCACGTGCCCAATAATATTATTAACAGATGTAAATATAAAAAGGAGAAACTAAATGTTTCAGACAGAACATCTACAAGAAAAGTGGCAGCCAGTCCTAGAACACCCTGATCTACCTACGATTGAGGATTCTTACAAGCGGGCAGTTACCACTCTCATCTTGGAAAACCAAGAAGCTGCTTTGAAGGAAGATAAACAGTTCCTTAACGAAGCTGCTCCAGTTAACGCAATGTCTGGTGGACAAATGGATACTTGGGATCCCATCCTGATTTCCCTCGTTCGCCGTGCAATGCCTAACTTGATTGCATATGACGTATGTGGCGTTCAGCCAATGACAGGGCCTACTGGTCTTATCTTTGCAATGCGCTCATCGTTTACTTCACAAGACGGTGCAGAAGCTCTCGTAGACGAGTCAATGCCCGACATCTCCAACCAAAACGCTGCTGGTACTATCGGTGGTGGTGACGTTGGTGCAACAGAAACTAACCCTGCTGTTCTTAACGACAGTCCTTCTGCTGGAACTTATACTAGTGCAACTGGTATGACTACTGCTCAGGCAGAAGCATTGGGTGACTCTGCTACTAACGCTTTCGCAGAGATGGCGTTCTCAATCGAAAAGTCCACAGTTACCGCTGTTAGTCGTGCCCTCAAGGCCGAGTACACAATGGAACTTGCTCAGGACTTGAAGGCTATTCACGGTCTAGACGCAGAAACAGAATTGGCAAACATCTTGTCTTCTGAAATTCTTGCAGAAATCAACCGTGAAGTTGTTCGTTCCTTGTATGTAACAGCTGTTGCTGGTGCTCAGGTCAATACGACAACTGCTGGTATTTTCGATCTTGATACAGACTCCAATGGTCGTTGGTCAGTTGAAAAATTCAAAGGTCTTATGTTCGCTATTGAACGTGATGCCAATGCTGTTGGTCAACAGACTCGTAGGGGTAAAGGTAACATGTTGATCGTATCCGCTGACGTTGCGAGTGCGTTGAACATGGCTGGTGTACTTGATTACACTCCTGCTCTTAACAACAACCTTAATGTTGATGACACTTCTACTACTTTTGCTGGTGTTATGAACGGACGGTTCAAGGTATATGTCGATCCTTATTCTGCTAACGTGGCTGCTTCTCAGTATTACGTTTGTGGTTATAAGGGTACATCACCTTATGATGCTGGCTTCTTCTATTGCCCGTATGTTCCACTACAAATGGTTCGTGCGGTTGGTGAGAGTTCATTCCAGCCTAAGATCGGTTTCAAGACACGTTATGGTCTTGCTGCTAATCCATTCGCTGCTGCTGGTGCAGCTGCGGCTGGTGACACAGTTAACACTGATGCTTCACTGGATGCGAACACCAACGCTTGGTATCGTAGAGTTAAAGTTACTAACTTGATGTAATAATAAGAAAAGTGACTATGAACTCAGGGGGGTGCTTCGGCACCCCTCTTTTTTTATAAATAGTAGGAAGGAGAAGTATATGGAAATTGTCAGCGAGTATTGGCACCAGATTCTTTTTCTAGTAGGCGCAATTGTTGTTGCTGTGAGGTTAGAAGCTGAAGTTAAGTCGCTAAGAAAAGATATCGAAGATATAAAAAAGAGAGATACATACGTTGAAACTGTCAGGCTTCGGGCAGAGGTGGACGTACTAAATAAGCAGATAAGTGGATTATGGGATTTTGCGAATAGTTTAAGAGATAGATTCAAGAATGGAAATGGACACTCTTAATAATGTTTTTAACTAGAGAGCTCGTAATCGTAAACGTAAATTACTGGATGCCAGACTATACGAATATTCTTCAAGAATTTGTCTGGCAGACAGAAGACCTAGTACCAGAAATACCAAGAGTTCATAGATTTCTTAATTTTTGGTATGAAAATATTGATGCCGTTATTAGTGAAGTACAAGTCTCAACATCAACACACAGAGATTTGAGAATTGCAGATTTCATAAAGGAAGTATGATGCCAGGCCCATTAGAAAGACAACCAGAAAAACTAGACTATCTGAGTCCAACACAATTTAGATTTGGTATACACCAGTTACCGAAAGTGGAGTTCTTTGTGCAAACCTGTAACTTGCCTGGTCTTTCTATGGGCAACACAGAGATAGCAAACCCATTTAAAAATATTCCAGTGATGGGTGATAAAATCGAATACGAAGATTTAAACATAACATTTCTAGTGGACGAATATCTAGAAAATTATTTACAGTTATCTAATTGGTTAACTGGTATTGGTTTTCCAGAAAAAAGAGAACAGTTCAGAACACACAGAGATGTTGAATCAAATACACCAGCTGGTGGTGGTGTGCCTTCAGTAGACACGGTTGGGGTCGCAGTAGCAGATAAGGCCATGTACTCTGATGCTAACCTTATGGTTTTGTCTAACAAAAATAATCCAATTGTAGAGATTGATTTCAAAAATGTATTTCCTACATCTATAGGAAGTATACAGTTTGACGGCGGGGCCACAGACGTTGAATACTTAACCTGTGACGTAACTTTCAAATATCAAATATACGAGATTAGAACATTATAAATAGGTTTAGAGCAGATCGTGATAAGCTTTAACAAATATCATAATCTGAGTCTTAATTTGTAGTGACTACTCGGCGAGCCTCACTACGGACAATATACGCAAGGAGAGAAATCACTCTGCTCTATTTTTTGACTAAAGGTATATTATGACATTAGAAGAATTACAAAATGAGGCAAGGCAAGACCTTGCAGTTATTGACCAAGAACGACTCGACCAAGAGTCTTTAAAAAACCAAACCATCAAAGCAAAATGGTTGGAACACAGAACCAAGTATGATCAACTTCTTATCATGAGAAGGGCCGATCACCAAAAACTTTATCGTGAAAAATGGGAATACTACGGCGGTAAATCAGATGCAAAGGTATATGCAGCCAAACCGTTTGATATAAAGGTTCTCAAAAACGATTTACAAATGTACATCCAATCGGATGAAGAAATCCTAGAACTTCAAGGCAAAATATCATACTATGAAAGCATCGTCAAGTATATTGACGGTGTAATAAAGTCTATTGACAATCGTGGTTGGGATATCAAAAACGCTATTGAGTGGAAGAAGTTTGAAGCGGGGATGATGTAATGGATATTGAGAAGTACATAGGATACTACAAGCATGTGTGGGACAGTGATCTTTACTGTGACGGAATAAGAGAAACTAATTACGATTACCAACCTTCATCATATTCAAATCATGTTGGAAAGGTAAAGGCTGATAAACGTGTACGAATGGATGAGGTTTGGGTTCGATTTGGTGATAAAGGTTATGATGAGATTAAGAAAGCCGTAGAGTATACTTGTAGATTGTATTCCGAA